GACATTGACAACCATCTTGAACGTGTCTCCACGTCTGCAAACGATGTCAACTCTTTGGGCTTGGTCTAGTCTTAAAGTGCTCATTTTAAGCTGGTTGTGTCATTTCTTGCTGGCCACCAAAGATACTATTCATAAGCTCTTCGTCTGCAGACATCAGTTCGCCTCTTTCGCCTTTCCTTTGGCTGATTAGCTTGGATTGCTCAATAGCTTGAGCTTTGACACGCTCATCCTTAGCCTTCTCTTTCTTGTCTTCGAGCTGTTCTCTGAACATCTTATCACCTTGAGTAACCATATTTCTCATATCCGCTTCCAATCTAGCTAACTCCATTTTAAGAGCATATTCTGTTTGAAGCAATTGGGCTTTTGCCTCCATTTCTAGTTGAATCTTTTGGGCCTCAAGTTGAGCTTGAGCCTGTAGCTCTTGAATCTTTGCTTGAGAAGCAACCATAGTGGTTTCTTGGTTAGCCTGTGCTTGCATTTGACTATTTTGAGCAGCTAATTCGGAATTTTGCCGAACTCTTTTCTTCCTTCTGACAATTAACATCATTTCAGCCTGGTCCACATCCTTTAATCTCCTAATAGCTATTGCATCTTCAAGGTCTATTTCCTTCTGAGCTAAGGACGATTGTATATTAGCTTCAAGATAAGCTTTATCTGTCTCATTCATTTCTGTGACTACCTTTACCCCAAAGTTGTACATCGGTAGGTCAGCAAAGGATGACAGAACCTCCATATTCGCTTTACCGATAGCATTCTCATATACCCTGTAGATAACCGATTCACTAGGGAGAATCTGAAGACACTTAATGATGTCCTCGCAAACCTTCTTGAACAAAACCATTGACGAGTGAGTAATGTCATAGGTGGCGTTGTTTGAAGCGTCAATCGCTTGCTGACGAACACCAACCAAAGCATCACCCTTCGGTGTTGAACCGTCGACAACCTCGTTAATACCCGTGGTATCACGAATCATTCGCAGATAGTGGTTGTATAAAGCCACAAGCTCGTTGATGTTCCGAATCTGATTTTCAATAGCCCGAATCGGGGGGTTTTGAAAGCCACCCTCTGGGTTCTTAGAACGATAGTAGAACACACCAGTCTGCTCGTAGATGTCTTGAATTTGCAAGGGCTGTAGGTCCCCTCCTTGACCAAGCTGCACATTCTCAAGGCCTTCTATATCAATAATAAGCCCATCAGGCTTAGCTTTAGCAATAGCTTGCTGAATCTTGAGGTGGGTAATCTGGAGCTGGTCAGCAAAGCCAATCACCGATGAAACCATCGACTTGGGCTGTAGTCTACGCATATTTACAGCTACAACACTATAGGACATACGTGCCCTTGTGATGTCGTGAACATTCTTTGGCACATTTTTCTTCATCCCGTAAGCGAAAATCATATCGGTTCCAAGAACGTAAGTGCCCCCGTAAACCGTCGCATAGGACATCTTAAAAGGCTGCCTGTCGTACACGCTTTCACGTGGTGGGGTGTACATAGCCCCCTTAAAGTAAAAACCTACATTACCGAACTTAGACTCCTTGCTCTCGTAGAACACGTTGTCAACAGACATAAACTCAAAGTCAAGCACCTCAACGATGTACTCGTCGTACCCGTAAATCATACGGTTCGTGTACCTGTCGTAGTTTGAATAACCAATTCTCCCTGGGTTGTTAGAGTATTTATACTGAACATCCCTAGCAATCTTCTCGTACTGCTCCTCAGTTAGCTCATCCCCTGCAATCCTTTTTAGCTCTTGAATGCTAAGCCTTTTGATGTGACCAGCGTAAGTAAGGTCAGCCATATTGGGGTCCTCTGTGTAGGAGTGGACAAAGTAAGCTGGGTCAACGTAGTTTGTGGTAATTCCGTAATTAGGGTCATTTTCACGCTTTACAACAGCCATACCTAAAGCCACAAAGTCATTTACGCAACGTCTAAAAACGCCATCGTTAAAATCATTCCATTCAAGGGTTAAGCTTGTAGCAATCTGTGAAGCTATTTCCGCATTGGTTTTTATGTTGTTCTCAAGGAATATCTCGGCTTCTTCTGGGGTTTCTGGGATATTCTTGTCGTCAACGCCAGTATTAACACCAGCCTGATTTGCCATTTGAATAAGCTCTTTATTTTGAACTTGAAACTTAACTTTAGCCTTCTTCTTTTCCTTCTCCGAAACAGACAACGGGTCAACAGCCTCCACATTAGGGTAGGGTTTGCGGCCCAATATCTTGTTAACGACAATGCGAACAAACTTAGGTACGATAGGGACTGGGGACCAGTCGATGTTAATCAAAGAACCGTCCCCATTGTTGGGGTCCAACGATGTGAGAATCTGCTTGTAGATAGCTACATCTTGGGTTCCGTTGGCGTAATCCCTGTTCCTTTCAAACTCCCCGTATCGCCTAGCAAACGCACTCTGTGCGTCATCGGTTCTGCCCCATTGGCCTTCAATAGCCCTTGCATACTTTAAACCGTACTCTTTGGTCTGCTTCGCCTCTGTCGGAGCTAACGGATTAGGGAAGTTCCCACTAGGGAAGTTTATATTTTTAGCCATTCCTTTCGATTGGTCAATTTGGCTACAAATATACTCAAAATCCGTTGATTATAAGCGAGTTATAGGTTTGTGCTTCCTGAAGAATATTTTCTCTGACAAATCGGCTTTTGGTTTAGCTACCTTGTACTTTTGAGCTGCCAAAAGGCAAGACCAGAGGATATCGTTAAGTCGTACTTGGTCCTGTCGTCCACCTTGAAGTTAATCCAGTCCTCCAGAGTTCTCTCCAGATACATCTTCCCGTAGCTTCCTGAGTCGTCGTTGATGCCTACGTGCTCGTGGATGTATGACTCAATGGCCTGTGCGTGGGCCTGGATAACATCCTGGCTATTAGAGGGAATCCCCTTAGTTTTTATATTTGCATTACTATGTGGAGCCCTGAGATGTTCTGGTCTGTCAAGGACGAACCCGTCGTAGCCTCGTGCCTCAAAGTATCGGACAATCCCATATTTATTGTTTTCAATGAGCAATGGGTATCCGAAGAATACGGCAGCCTGGAGGATGTCCTCATAGAAAATCCTCGCAAGAGGTGGCCTCTCTGCGTATTCGGCAACAAACAGGTTGGATGGGTGCTCAATATTGAATTTATTGAATAGGTGACAGGCTCCCTTAGAGCCCCTACCATCCATCGTGTTGTCAATATCGTAGGAGTCAACCCCCCCACAACCTATAAGCTCATTCCCTGGATACCACTTCCCGTTCCTCGTTACCTTGTTGTTTCTCAGATGAGTTGGAGGTAGCCAAGAAACCCTCCACTTTCCGTTCTCGCTAGCAGACCAAATCACCTCGCTGTCCTGTACGCCGTCCTTCCATACAAAGTTCCCCCTAATTACAGGCAAAGGGTATAGCTCCCTGTTGTACTGCAGCTGCTCGTAAATCTTACCGATGTTGAAGTGTGAGGACTTTGTGGATTCCCTGAATGCCTCGTCGATGGTCCAAGGAAACTGCCTAATAACCTCGTTAAGCTCGTATCCATCCTTACTAAGAGCCTTTCTTTCGTTTGACAGGTAAACCTTTGAGCCAGTGTTCACGAAGTCCCCGTCCATCGTCCTTATGGCGTGCTTAGGCTTTTCGATGATAGGCTTACCGTATGGGTCAAAGAAGCCTTCTAAGGCCTCGTAGGCGGGGATAAAGATGCGGTATAGCCCAGACTTCGTCCTACCGTTTTCATTGCGTTCTAGAGGGTCTGAGTCGTTGTAGAGCTTACGGAAGTTTGACCCCCCCTTATCTAACTGATTAACCGTACTACCCACTAGAGCCTTACCCACAATTTTCTTACCGACAATCAGACAGGTTCTGTGGATTCGCCATACCTCTGTGATGTCCATAGGGTTTTCCCATTTGCCTGCTTCATCTAAATACAACAGATGGAGCTTTTCACCGTCGTAGGCGTTTGAGGTTGTGTTCTTCCAGTTGATAACCGTGTCCAGAGCCTCTGTCTTACCGATGGTCTTGTTGGTTTTTGTGATTCTCCTAGCAGGTTCTCTAAAGGCTAGTTCCATTCTTGGGTTGGTTGTACCGTCTTGGATGGGTTTAAAGAAGAACGGATAGCCCCGATACATTGGAAGTACCTTCTTCATAAAGATGTTTTCCTGAGCATCCTTTCCAGTCTTGGACATAATGCCAAGAACCTTGTTGGAGATGGATGTCCCCTCGTTAACCGTGATTGCTGAGCTTATGTTCGTGTACCCACTACGACGGCATTTAACGTACAGCTGCCCTAAGCATCTAGGGTCAACAAAACAAGCCTTTGCGTGGATAAATAGCTTTCTTTGAAACTCAAGGTATCCCCCATAACCGATATCCATCTGACTCCATTGTAGGAGCATATAGTGGTCCCCCGTGATGTAGGTGGGTTCCCCGTCGTTGTAGAACCACACCCCGCTTCTGCGTCTTTCAAACTCTTGTTTGATGTAGGGGGAGTACTTGTCCTTGAATTCCTTGGGTTGCTGGTTCCACTCGTCCATCGAGCGAATCTTCTCTAGCTCCCTAGGAACATCTAATCGATTCCATTTCTGGTCTTTTTGCGGAAGATTCCGAAACAGAATCTTACTTTTTTCAATCTGTTTGGGGAGTTGGATGATAAGTTCGGCAATCTCAACGATTTCCCCAGCAGTATCGTCAGGGCAAATGTTGACGACAGGCTCCTTGAAACCTTTGACATTCTTTAATCCAGCCATTACTTAGCGAATTCTTCTGCAAAGCCACTTGAATAGTCGGACTCTTGCTCAATCTCCCCGTCCTCTTTCAGTGAGGATATCATCTCCTCAATTTTCTGCCTTTCTTGCAACAGCTCTCTAGCGTCTGTAACCGTTTGCTTAATCGCAGACAGCTCAGCCTTTCTTGCTGCCCCAACAAGCTCCTGGGGGATAGGCTTACGCACCTCTTCAATAAGATTGGTGATGGCGTGCTCCATCGATGTCAGAAGCTGTTGAGCAGCCTCAATGGTCGAGAACTTAGGCTTTTTCTGCATACAGAATGTCATCAATACGCATCCTGTAAACGGTTTCCCCTTCGAGCTCCATCTCGTAGTCTGCGTTGTTGGCGAAGTAAACCTTGTCCCCTTTCTTGATTCCCTCCCTGTCAAGCTCGTCGGATTCGTACAAAATCGTAGCCATATTCTTCTTGACCGATGGTTGCAACAAGATAATCCCGCTATTAGTCTTCTCCCCTTCCTCCTTTTCAATCCCTACAAACACCCAATCGGAGAAGAGCCTAAGATGCCCGTTTCTCCTGTAGGCATAGGCCTGAGTCCCGTGACCCCCTGTCTTGCTGTATCTTACAAGGTACAGGTTCTTACCTATTTCGGCCCTTGCGTCAAGAACAACGTGGTGGTGGAAATAGAGTATGTCCCCGACACGAACAGGAGTCTCGTGCTTCAATGGCACTCCAACAACCTCTCCATAGCAGTATCGGTTCTCAAACTCCCTGAATTTGCTTTCAAGGTAGAACTCCTTCCCCGCCATCTTGAAGCTGTCTTTGAACTTCTTTGGTAGCTTCACTAAAAAGTCGTGGACAGGGGTTATCTTAGAATTTGCAGTCATATTCAACAATTACAGGCATATTCTTAATGCTTTTCCAGTGCAAAGTCCCCTCAGTGTTCTCAATAAACACCTCAAAGCGGTCCCCTTCATCGTTTTCAACGATAGCCACTACTTGGCCTCCACCAGCTGGCATACCGATAAAGTAAGCCATAGCGTCTTTAGGGTTTACACCGATAATAATCTTGCGTATCATATCAGTTAAGGTTAATCCAGTCAGAGGCCGTTGTAGAGCCTTTTTCTGGGGGAGTTTTACGCATAATCCGTTCCTTTCTCTCTCTAGCCATCTCGCTTGAGTGTGCGTAGTATACGTTGTCTAGAATCTCCTCTAGCTCGTCTTCATCTGTTATGTTTGTAGCGTAAAACACATCAACCTTAGCCTCTTCTTCCTCGTTGGGATTAATAAGCTTTTCAATCTCGTCTCGCTCTTCGTCTTCAAATTCGATGTCTTTGACACCTATTGCGTTTACATAGAACGAACCTGGACCAGCCCCGTACTTAATAAGAAGAGCCTGGATTTGGTTGTTGAGGGACTTGAATTCTTTAGAGAACTCTTTTACTTGTTTTCTAGTCATATGAATTAAATTTGCACAAATATACTTCAATAAATGGCTACTCATAAAACACCCAAACCCAAAAAACAGGGAACCGTACTCGTCGTAAGAGAGTTCAGAAAAGAAGACAGGAGCAAGATTGGGAAGAACTACCTCAAATACCACAAGATGGCCTTCCTTGACATTATGAAGAACGAGGACCTAAAGAAGGTGGAGATTGATGTTTTACTGTTTGTATACGACCTTGAGTTCTTCACTGCTAAGTACGCAGCTGCACAGCTTGCCTATGACGGTCACATAAACTTCAAGAAGGATGTCCTTGAGCCTTTAAGGAAGAAGGGGATGATTATCAACTACATCAACAACGGGGATATCAGCAACGAGGATAGGCAAAGATTCAGAATCCCTCAAAGCCAGAAGTTTAGCATACGCTTTGCGATAACGCAAAGAGCCAGGATGATTGTGCAGAGGCTCTACAATAAGCTAGAGGGGAAGATACCTATCTTTCTCAATGACGAGAAATAACTTTGAACGGCATCTCCAAGGATGCCCCCTCGTGGGGTTTGAACTCTCCATCGTGCTTCATCAAAAAGAAGCGCCCACCCTTGTTCATCCAGTGATAGCCATCTGGGGCTTTCACCATTATCTTACTCGGTTTCTTGCTCGCTTTCATTATGATGGTTTTCCCAATCGATTGCGTATTGCGCATCCCATCCGAGGAATGAATGCACTCCTACTGGCGCAGGCCAAACGATGTATGGGGTGAACGCTGCTGGGGGTGTGTCTTCAAATAGTATGTCGTAGCATACGAGGCCGTCAATCGTACCAAGCGGCACGGCGTTGTCCAGTGGTTGCAGGGATTGCATCGCTTTGTCTGCGGTGGCTTGGCTTGGGAATGCGTA